CGCCCTTGAGGAACGCCATGTTCTCAGACACGGGATCCTTCGGAGTCATATCGTCATCCACCGGCACGAGCTTGTCGGCGTTCTTGATGCCCAAGACTTCAAGCATCTGACGGTGCAACTGCGGCAGGTCATAGATCTGCGGAGCGCCTTGAGCCAACTGAATCGCAGCCTGATACTGCATGATCCGCTGAGCCATCGTGCTGCTGTTGGGATCCGACACGGGGATGACCTCCACCATGTCGTAGTCTTCCTGCTTAGCCTTGCGCGAACCTTCAGCCGGGTCGTAGTCGTACTCGCTCGGGGTGTAGTCCCGGATGATGGCCTTCAGGAGTTTGAACTCCTGCTTCATGGCGAAGTGCACGCGAGCCTGCACCGCGCTCATCAACTTCAACTGGCGCTCCAAGAGAGCCAGCGTCGTGCCTACAGGTGCTTGCGCAGACATATCCGAGACTTTCATCTCGGAGATCGAGCCCAATCTGCGACCTTCTTCCGTGATCTGATTAAGCAGAGCAAGCAGAGTCTGGCTCGGCTCCTTGTACGGCAACGCCATGATGTTGTCACGCACGCTGCCCGAGGGCACGTCTACATCACGGAACTCGCCAGGAGCGATGGGGGTGTCATCCCCCTTGATGCGCAGGCCACGGGTCTTCAGACCCCCAGGCAGGTTGCTGAGTGTTCCGGCATCAACAAGCTGTCGAATAAGCGAAGTGCCTGCTCGGGCGTAACCTCCAATGAGGTGGATGAGCCCAAGGCCGTAAGCCCCGAAGCCAGGGATGTATGTGTACTGGACGAAGTGCTGTCGCTTGAGTCGCTTGGGATCGTCGTCGTTCCAGTTACGGCGGATGGCGAGGACATGGTTGGTACCCTTCTCGATAGTGATCACATACGGCAGTGCGATCTCGTCCTCGTCCTTGAGCGGATCGCTCTCGATATACCGATCAACGTGGATCTCGCACACTTGGTAGCGGTCGTCGTCGGTAAGGTTGTACCCTTGCTCCTCGGCTTTCTTCTTCTCCACGTCGTTGTGGATGTTGATCGGATCGCCCAGGTCGATGTCGCGGTAGAACCCTTCGACCTGCAACTTGCGCATGTCGTTCTTGGTCTTACGCATGGTGTGCGTAACGCGCTCGGCACTGATGATGCTCGACGACCCATACGGCATGATGATGTCTTCAGCCGGGATGAACACCGCGATCTGACGGCCAAGGCTCGGGTCGTAGTAGACCTTCTTGAACGCAGCACCGGCCAAGCCCAGCGAGTACAGCATGCGCTCGTGCTCCGGGCGATACTCAGGCATCACCTCGGTAAGCTGATAGTTCATGTCGTCACGGACACGCTCAGCAGCTTCTTCCTTCAGGCGGTCGATAGCACCAACGATCTCGGTCTTGACGGGCCCCATAGCAGGGAACGTCTCGATGATGGTGTCAGACTGGAAGCGCACAGCCGCTTCGGTCAGGATGGTGGAGTACACGCCACACGCGCCGTTCCACGGCTCGGTGCGCTCCTCATACTTCATGCCCAGGACTTCCAGTCCCTTGACGAACATCTCGACCCAGTCTTTGCGACTGGCAACGTCACCGTCTACATCGCCCATCAGGTCGGAGGCAAGTGACTGCAACTCACCCTCGTCCATGAACTCGGCTAGGTTAGCGTCGAAGTCGTCGGCCCCTTCAGCCTCGCTGCCGGGCTCAAGATCAATCTCTACCCCGTCCATAGAGATGCTCATACTCTCGGGGTTCTCGACCTCGATTTCAATTGCTGGCATGTCTGCGCCTGCCATCTCCATCAGATCAACTGGCAGTTCCGCCAGACCGGGGACCATAGAATTCGTGGCCATAACCTAACCCTTAATAGAACCCGCCACTGCGGCGGCGGAAAAACTTAGGCTCCTCGCGCTCATCGGACGGCAAACGAAGGAACCCCCCTTGTCTGAATCGCATCAGGGCCAGTGTGGTGGCGTCAACCAAGTCGTCGTTATCACCCGCCGGGAAAGCTGCGATTTCATCAACCAACTCTTCGGCCCAGCGTGTGCGTGGTACCCACACCTTGCCTGAGGCAATTATGTCGCTGACGGAGTTCAAACGGGCGATCTTGTCTTGACCTTTTGACGGCGTGTATTCCTGCACGGGTATACCCATAGCCCGCAGTTCGTAGATCAGCGGAGCACCGGTGGCCTTCTTTTCGATCAACAGACCGTCCGGCTCCCACTCGTTGTATTCACGCAGTACGTCACGCTTCAAGTCCACCCACTCCACACGCTTCTTATAGGTGTTGAGCAAGATGATGTTGGGCTGGTCGTGGTCTTCGGGGTTCTTGAACACACCCCACGTCGTGCCTGCGGAGTAGTCCGCACGCTGGTGTTTCTCAAACGCCGTGTCCCAGGTCTGGAGGATGTACTCGCACTGCGGTGGATCCTCTTTCTCCCACCACTTCCACCAGTCGCGCTTGACGATGGCGGCTTCGTTACCTACCGGGTTCTGCTGGTACTGTGCCTGCCACTTGGCGTTAGGCAGTTCTTCTTGAAGTGCGGAGAGTTCTTCCAGTGACCAGAACTCCGGCCACAGCGGGTTGCCCGAGGGCATGATGGCCGGGAACTCGATGACCTCCCACTCCTCGCCACCGCGCTGTGCACTAGCTTTAATCACCTGCCCGGTGAGGTCTCTTTGAGCCCAACGGGTCATCACGATGACAATAGCTCCCCCCGGCTGGAGACGCTGCCGTGGGCCAGAGGTGTACCACTCGTACACCTTATCGTATATCTCAGGTGACGTGGCTGCAAGTGCAGCCTCTTGTTCAGAGTGCGGGTCGTCAATAATGAGCAGGTCGGCACCCTTACCGGTCACTGCACCGCCCACACCGATAGCGAAATAGTCACCACCCTTGGATGTATTCCACCGTCCGGCTGCTTTACTGTCGGCTTGGAGAGACAGGTTGGGAAAGATGCTGTGGTAAATGTCGGAATCCACCAAATTTCGCACTTTTCGACCGAAGCCTACCGCCAATTCAGCGGTGTGCGAGGTCTGGATCACCTTCTTGTGCGGATACTTCCCCAGAAACCACGCAGGGAGCAAGTAAGAAGCGAACTCTGACTTGGTATGCCGGGGCGGCATGTTGATGATCAGCCGTTTTAGCTCCCCACGAGCCACTCGCTCGAAAGCGTTGGCCATGATCTTGTGGTGCCGACCGGAAATAAAGGTAGGCCACACCGTTTCCACAAACTTGATGAACTTTTCCTGAGAAAGCTCCTGTTTTTTGAGCTTTTCCAGGCGCACCAACTGCGCTTCAAGCACGCGCAGGTCTGTATCCGACAGCTTGTCGATGATTTTGGGCAGGTCTTTCAGCGAGACTGCGTCAAGAGCCCCCATTTGACCCTTCCTCATCCACTATTTTCGTCTCCGCAGGGGGCGATTCCTCTTCCAATTCACTGATCAGAGGCTCCACATCGACCACATCCGTATTGAGCAGGCGCTTGATGCGCTCCTTGATGCTGTTTTCGAGGTCTTCGGAGTTCTTGTGATGGACGGTAATCTCGCTGCGCTCAGTAAACAGGCCAATATCGCTGTGTTTGCCGAGCAGTTCCAGGGCTTTTAGCTCCAACTTGGGGTCGCCGCAGTCCGAAATCTGGAGCAGCTTGTTGGTGATGTAGTTGCGGGCTTGCTGAGCATCCGCAAACGCCTGGAAATCAAAACGATTTACCAACTCGGAGACTGCACGGGCCTCTGACGGGTTGGTGATATGGCGGGGAGTGACCGGCTTATCGACCCCACTGATGAGGTTTGCGGCTGTGTGCAGGTCTTGGTCGGAGTAATCAATGCTTCCGCCAAGCTCTTCGATCATGTTTGCAGTGTTAGCTGCAATAGAAATGCTGTCTCGATGGGTTTCGGGCACCTCATCGGACAGATCAAAGGGCACCGGATGGTCCCCCGTCGGGTTCAGTTCAATCATCGGGAATTAGCACCAACGAATCTGGGCCGACTGTAATAGATATAGGTGGGGTTGTAAAGGAGGTTGGGACTCCTGACGGGGGGTGTTCCCTAAAAAGAGGGGGTGGGGTCTTGTGGTACAGAAAAATATAAAAAATTAAAACACAACATTGATTGTGCAGATCACAGTTAATGCGTTGCTGGGACTCCTTCTCCTGCCCTTGGGGGGTGGGGGTGCGGTGGGGGTCGGGGTTTTCGGGTTTTTCTAACATTTGTTAGGTCAGACCATACCACGAATTATTGTTCACTGTAGACTTGCATTCCGTGGTGCGGTTTGCTAATGTAGGTTCATCGATCGGGGGTTCCGGTCGATCTGATCCCTGGCAGATTCCCAGGTAGTTTGGAGAGCTAGCATGAGTGCTACCCTTGTGACCCCCGCCACTGTTGTGGCCCCCGTTGTCTCCCTGGATGCCCTGCGCGGCGCCCTGGTCGAAGGCGCGACCAAGACTAAGGATCTGATTTCGGCCTATGCGGTCGGTCTGAATCAGGCCTTCGACCTGGTAGACAACCAGGGCAAGGTGACAACCAAGTGGTTCGACCTGAAGGGAAAGCTCGCTGCCCCCGTGAAGGCCGAGCGCACCAAGTTCATCGAGGCCTTCACGGCTCGGGGGATGGAAAAGGCCACCATCGATGTTTACTGGCAACGGGTGAAGGTTGCCGCAGGCAAGGTCTACACCCAGAACCGTGTAGCAGGTGGTTCCGATCCTGAGGCGCTGAACCTCGCTGACCTGAAGACCCTGATTAACCGGATCTTCAAAATGGAGGAGGACGGCAAGGATTCAGAATGGTCTGATGAAAAGGCTGTCCTGATGGATGTGTTCGGCCGCATGGGCGGTGATGTGGAAAAGTTGGGCTAACCACGGAAGGGGGGCAACCCCCTTCCTAACAAATGTTAGGAATACTGAAATGAACCATTGGGAATTGACCGGAACCCTGACGATCACCACCGTGGTGGTTCGGGGGGACAACGAAAAGCGGGTGGCCCTGGCCACCATACCAGGTGTGTTGCGCGATGAGTGCGGCGAACAAATCGAGCAGTTCTGCACCGCAAACCCCCACCTGCGCGATGGGATGCTGTTCGCAGAGTGGGTGGCAAGGGAACACATTCGAGTCCCCCGTTCCTGCCGTCCTGCCTGAACCCCTGGGGGGCGCGAGCCCCCCTTCTAACAAATGTTAGGAACACTGAAATGACCCCAAAGCAATTGACCCTCCCCGGTATCATCACCGCCGAAAGGTTCGAGCGAGCCCTGCAACACCGCTTTGAAAGGGCCCTGGAATTCTTCGTTGCACCACCGAATGAGGAGTCCGAGCCACCCGTGTTCGGGTTCGATGGCCACCGCACCCACGGTATCACCGAATATGTAGCGTGGTGGTTGGACGGTGATACCGACAACAATCTGCACCGCTAACCCTCCCCCTGCTACCTACAGCCCGCCTAGTGCGGGCTTTTTTGCGTCCACGCTTTGTTAGTGTTTCCTAACTTTTGTTAGGACTAGCTGAGCTTGCGGAATGCACCAATGATACGGCGACCACCG